CATGGGTCGGAGGCCGCTTTTTGGGATAACACGGACGAGTTGGCGTCAGGGTTGATGCAGGGTGTAGCGACAGAGATAGGGACAGAGATCATTCTTGAATCCACAGCGAATGGTATAGGGAATATGTTTTACAACCTGTGTATGCTTGGCGTGGATCCTAACGCGATGAGTAGGTACAAGACCCTCTTCATTCCATGGTATATCCAACAAGAATACCGCGAGACACCCCCGTCAAGATTTAAACCCAGTACAGAAGAACAGGAATTGATGGAAGTGTATGGTGTAGATATAGACCAGATCTTCTGGAGACGTAGAAAGATAGACGATGATTTCAAAGGCAACGAAGCGAAGTTCAAACAAGAGTACCCCTTCTTCCTGCAGGAAGCGTTCCAATCTTCCGGGAGTAATCTCATACTTCCGGAAGATGTGGATAAAGCGAGAAAGACCACACCGTTCTTTGACACAATGGCGCCGATGATAATGGGGGTAGACGGAGCCGGGGAGGGTACAGATGAGACAGCGCTTGTGATAAGACAGGGACGTAGGATAGTTGATTATGAGGTCTACGGGGAACCGGTGAAACCCATGCGCCTAGCGGGTATTATAGCCCAAAAGATAGATAGCCTAGGACTAGACATGGTGTTTCTTGATACTGCCTTTGGCTACGGTTGCCGCGATAGACTGGTTGAGATGGGGTATGGCGCAAAAACAATGGACATTCACTTTGGGTCAGCCCCACTCACGCCTGAACTTTATAAGAATAAACGTGCCCAGATGTACGGGGATATGAAAGATTGGTTTGAAGCGGGTGGGTGTAGTATACCCGATGAAGAGATATTTGTACGTGATATACGGATGATACCAGGGTTTGAGGTATCAGGTTCGAGAGGGTTACTTATGCTCCCACCGAAAGATAAGATACGGGAACAGAACGAAGGGCATAGTCCTAACTGTTCGGATGCGTTAGCGTTGACCTTCGCGTTCCCTATCAAGAGCCGGGGGATGCAGTCCAGGATACAGGTTGCAAGTCCGGATACTGTACGGGTGAAAAGCCCATATAAGAGCAGACGATTAGCACAGGGGTTTGTGAAGAAACAGAAACCAAGTGAACTTTTTGTGAGGTGATATGGAAATACGAATGGTGACTAAAGATGATTTTGAGAAAGTAGTCGAACTGATGTCAGAGTTTGCGGAGGAGTCGTTATCAGAGTATGGGACTAAGTTAGATATAGATCAACTCAAGAAGACTTTTGATTCAGGATGCGATACGAGCTTTGCGGCGATAGTGGACGACAAGATGGTAGGGGTATTGGGCGGACGGATAGTAAACGATTTTTGTAGTGCGGAACCTGTGTACGAAGAGATAGTGTGGTTCATGAACAAGAAGTATAGGCGGTATGGAATAAAACTTTTTAATTTTATGCAACAATGGTGCGTGGTTCATGGAGTGAATAGGATTACAATGTGCGCGATGGAGAATAGTATGCGAGATAAACTCGGTAGACTATATGAAAGATTAGGTTTTCAAGTGATGGAAACAAGGTATATTAAAGTGATAAACTAAGGGGGTACGAAGATGCCAATATTTACAGGGATAGGATTAGCGATTGGAGCAAGTGCAGCGACAGCCTTTGCGGTAGGTGTCGGGGCTACAGCTATAGGTGCAGCAGTTGGTGTAGGCGCGTATGCAGCCGGCGGTGGGTTTGATAGTAAAGATGGTGGTGGTGATAGCCGTGTAGATGTTGGTGGCACTGGTGCTTTATCATCTTCAGAAGCGAGAAGTAAATCACAGAAGAGGGCGTACCGTAGTGGTATCTTGTTTACATCTCCTGGAGGAATGGAGAACGCGCCGAAGACTTCAAGTGCAAAATTACGATAAAAGGAGAACAGAATGGCTAAGAAACCAGATGTAGGGGGAACTCTCCTTGAGAAGTTAAAGAGGGCGAGGGTAGGATACCAGACCGCGAAACTGAATTTTAATATGCAGTACGCGGAACTGAGTCAGTATTATTACCAGATAAAGAATAGTCAGCAGGTGTACACACCTCAGATCATACAAGGTCAATTTGAGAATGATGGAAATATTAATGACAACGTAGGTGGACGTAGCGCTAGGTTGATGGCTTCTGCGTTGATGGGTATGGTGTGGAAGAACGAGAAAGGTACTTTTCGTATCGTTCCTTCCAAACAGTTATCAGACTCCAAAGCAAATAAACAATATTTCCAGCGGTTAAGTGATGATACCGCGACATATATGGAACGTACAAAATCCAGGCTCACGTTGTCTCTATTCAAAACGATACTTGAGATGGTCATCTATGGGACTTCAGGAGTTGTTGTGCAGAGTGGTGGGTATGATACCCCACTCAAATACCACAACAAATCTGTACTCTCGTTCTATCTTGGGTATGACAAAGAGGGCGAGATCGTAGAGATTTTCATAGACTACAACTATTCAGCACAAGAGTTGTGGGATATGTACGGCGATGCGGCCGGTGGTTCAGTCCGCCAGGCTATCCAGAATAATGACCACATAAAGAGGTTCGTGGTATGCGAAGCAATACGCCCCCGGACAGCGCAAGAGATGGGTAGTAAGAAAGGTAAACTTGGTATGCCGTATTCCGCGGATAGGTTTATGCCGTACGAGAATATATATCTTGAAGGTGGTGGATATGAATCCCTACCTATGAAAGTTGTGTTCCAGGACAAGTTGGAGTACGAATCTTATGGACGTAGTTCGGGGATGGATGCCCTGCCGACGGTAGTACAGTCAAATATAGCGACCGAGATTCTTGCTGTAGGAGGAGAACTCCTGGCCCAACCCGCTTTGGGTATGTATGATAATGGGTCGTTAGCGGGGCTTAGTGTTGACCTGTCAGCAGGCGCGCTTAACGTGTTTAACGTCGCGGGTACCGTACCAACAGAGAAACCTATCTTCCCATTGTTTGAGATAGGGGATCTTCGCGTGATGTACGAATGGGCGAAAGAACTCAAGATAGAAGTCGCGGGATATTTTCTTCTTGATAAACTATATGACCTTAATGCCAAACAGAGAATGACTTTAGGTGAAGCGGTTATGCGTGACCAGATACGGTCGGACGCACTCTCGCCTATCTTCACTCAGATAATGGCGTTCTTGACAGACATACTTACAAGGTCAATAGATATACTTTATGGTATGGGGTTAGCCGGAGTTGTGAATCCGGAAGACCTTACCGACCCTAAAGTCAAGGCACTTTTAGCACAGGGTATAACACCTTTCCCAATACCGGAAGAGGTACTTAATGCCCAGATAAATGGGTTAGATTGGTATGAGATTGAGTTTATATCCCCTGCCGCCAGAATAATGAACAATGAAGAATTAAACAGTACATTAAAATTCATTTCTGTTCTGGGCGAGGCAGGGGCTATAAGCCCAGATTTCATAGATGTAATCGATCCGGATGGGACGGCGGAGAAGTTGAAACGCCTTACCGCGACCGATTCGATAGTCACAAGGTCTATAGAAGAGAGACAGGCGATACGAAAGAGTAGAGCCGAGATGCAGATGCAGATGGCTAAAATAGAAGCAGAAAAAGAAATGGCGATAGCAGACCAAGCCAGAAGTCAGGGTGCCGCGGCACGTGCCGGGGCAGTATCGACTATGGCTGATGCAGGCGCCGGAGGAGTGTAACAACATGGCAGAACAGAAGGAAACCGTCTTTAGCCGACAGAGTATAAAAGCGAAACAGGAGTTGGCTAGAGAGGATTACGAGAAGAAAGTGACAGAAATGAGGCAGACGTTTGAGTCTGTGGGGAAGACTCCTGAAGGGGAAAAACTCTTCAGGTTCCTCTTTATCCTATGCGGAGGAGACTCTTCTTCGATTCGTAGGGATAAAGATGGTGATATAAATATGGACGATACTCTCCTAACCCTAGGCGTTAGAGAGGTTTACCAGAATATAAGGTTCCATATGACCTCTGATATGATTAAGAAAATAGAAAGACGGGATTGGGAACATTAACAGAAGGAGACAGCATGACAGGCGCAACAGGACAGGCGGCACCATCGGGTGCAACAGGAGCGGCCCCTACAGGGGCTACAGGCGGCACAGGAGCCACCGGAGCAGCTAAAGGTACAGGAGCAACGGGAGTTAAGGATTCAAGGCTCTCTACGGTCAAGATACCGGCTAAGTATGAGAAAGAACCGTGGGCTAAAGAAGTGACCAGCGTGGACGATTTATGGGATAAGATGTCTGGTTTGAACAAAATCGTAGGTAAAGATCGTATAGCCCTCCCCGGAGACAGCGCGACAACAGAAGAAATGAGTGCTTTCTATACTCGAATGGGGCGACCAACGAACCCTGAAGGGTATGAATTTAAGCCAAACGAAAGTATGCCTGACGTTGAGCGTAACGTGGAAATGGATAATAAGATGAAAACCATCTTATTTGACCGTGGATTATCTAAAGAGGCAGCAGAAGGCGTGGTCGCAGACTACGAGAATCTGATCGTTGAGATGACTAAACCAGCTATTGAGGCGAACACACAGCGCGATACAGAGTTCTCTAAACTCGCTGACGAGGTGTTAGGAGCAGATAAAGCTAGTGCTATGGAAGCCTTTAAAGTAGTTATGCGTGAATCTCTCGGAGATAAAGCGCATCTCGCGTCTAAGATAGAGACGATGAGTAATGACGAGTTAATGCCTCTTATTGTGTTGGCTAAAAACCTACATGATAAATATAGTGGTGAGACGAGAGTAATGGGTGCCGGGCGTCAGGGTAATTTGTCCGGGGATCTCAAGACAGATTTCCAGGCATTGTCCGCGCAGAAGATAGCCATCAAGAACGACAATAATATGTCTGAACACATTAAGAAGATGAAGTTGGCGAATATAAATACCGAGATGATGAAGATTGGCAGTAAGGCTAAAGATCAAGATATAAACCTTTTCGCCAATTAAATTTGACATTTGAAAAATATAAGGTATACTTATATCGAAGAACTACGACACGTCCGTGAGGGCAGGGTATCATTCTCTGTAACAGCACCATCGAGAGTGTCCTTCTTAAATACCGGGGACCGTTAGTAGATGTAAAAAATTTATTGACAACCTAATTTAAGGAGGACAAAATGGCTAGAGCTGATTATGCGGGCGTTGAGACAGTCCTAAAAGATGACTATCTAGGAAATCTTCTCAAAATACCCCAGCAGAGAGAAACAAGACTTTTCGGCGGCTTCGCAGAAGTTACCGTTGAGGGAAAACAGCTGTACATTGACGGGATCGCTCCTGTTGATTACAGGATAGACAATTCATACAACGCCAGTTCCGAAGGCGTTGCCGCTAACTACTTCCGTAGAAAACTTGATACTGATAGAATGATCATCGAAGTTGATTACGACGAACATTGGTTTCGTAAGACTACTTCAAGTAATCCTTCTTCTCTTATCACACAGGAAATGATGAACGCAAGTTATCGTTTTCTTGATAAGGTTGGTATCGATGCGGCAGTTGCTACGGTACAGTACGGCGAATATGGTGACACTGATCTTACATTTGCGAATGATGGTGGTATAACATTAGACGCAACTGGTGGTATCACAATAGATCTTCTAAGAAAAATCAACCATAGATTTACTGGTACTGAAGTTGTTTCTCCTAATGGGATGAACGACGTTAAGTTTGTCATTTCTGAAGACGAACAGTATGATATGGGTGGAATCACTCAGCTTACTTCCTGGCAGTTCCAGGCCGTGTATCCTCAGAATGCACAGGGTATGCCGAATGAATCCGGTTTCGGAAGACAGCTTGGTATGCAGAATGTCACCTTTGGTGCGCAGTCTGCTACAGGCAAGATGCTTAACGAAGCAGCAGCCGTAAGAGATTGTCTCGCCCTTGCTAATGGCGCGATGGTTTATGGTATGGCTTCTGATGGTATCAATTTCGAGATCATACCTCTTTCAGAGACCAAGATCTCTACCATAAGGTTGAGACTTACTCTGACAGCGGGTGCAGTCAGAACGAATGGTAACAATGTAATCAAGTTCCAGACGACTGTGAAAGATCCGGCTGTATTTTATTAATAGATAATGGGTGGGAGGGCTGTCCTCCCACCCGTATTCTGTTATAACCATAAGGAGAACGCAATGGGTAATGAATATGATCTAACCAACCTAAAGCCACTCGAACTGGATACAGTTACCGGGTCTACCGGAACGGACTATGTGGTAGTAGTTCGGAACGGGGTACCATATAAAGTAACCGTAACTAATGCTTCGTTTGGTGTAGGCGCGACAGGGCCTACAGGCGCGACAGGCGCAACTGGCGCAACTGGTGCAACTGGCGCAACTGGTGCAACTGGCGCAACTGGCGCAACTGGCGCAACTGGTGCGACAGGCGCAACTGGTCCTACAGGACCTTAATGGGTATTAAAAACTAAACAGGAGGAAATGAAATGGCTGTAGTAGATAAAACACAGTATAAGACAACCGATAACACTCCGGCAGATGCTATTAGAGTATCCGGTGCGGATATGTTGACGATTGTTTGTAAAGCGAGTATCACGAATGGGGATACTTCCGCGTCTATCTATAGAATAGCGGAAATACCTTCAAATTACGTCCCAGTTGGCGGAGAGATCACTTGTGACGCAGTTACAAGTGTGAACGATGCTGATCTCGGCATTTACGAGAATGCAGAAAATGGTGGCGCAGTTATTGATGTTGATGCTTTAGCAGACGGCATAGATGTTTCTAGCGCTTTGGCGCCGGGCGCTGGTTTAAGCCCGATCTCGGCTGTTACGATAGCTAACCAGGATGCGGCTCTTTACACCCTGGCAAGTGACGTTTCTAGTGAGAGACAGACGTATGTATTGGCGTTGACGATAAATGCGACTTCCGGGGCAACAGGTGTGGTCGTAGTTAGGCTTAACCTTGTGCGCAGAGAATACGCATCATAAACGATCCAAGGGAGAATGTCTGATGTCATGTTGGGCAGAGAGGCGTAAAACCCTCTCTGCTTCTCCCCTTAACAAGGAGATAATATGTCGGTACCAACTTCGAAAACGGACATCGTTAATCTGACTTTGGACGTAATTAAGACAGAAAACATTAACGATGTAGAAATACCTGGGGATGACAAAGCGGCGGTAATAGCTGATCGATGGTACGAAGTGGTGAAGCGTGACGCCCTTGAAGGATTCCCCTGGAACTTTGCGGCTAAACTAGATGCAATCCCTCTTAGCGCATCAGACCCGGATTTTGGGTTTGTCAATGCGTATGTCTTACCAAATGATTATTTATCTCTACAATATATAAAATATTGGGATTACCCTTTATCACGATGGAACTATGTAATACAAGACAATAAGATTTATATTGACAATAGCGGGGCCGCATCTTTACAAATAGGGTACACCTATGACCTCCAGCAGGTCGTTAAGATGAGTCCCTCTTTTCAAATTTATTTAGCTTATGCTTTAGCAGAGAAGATTGTGTTCAAACTTACCGGTAACGTGGCTCTTCTTGGCCGCGTTAAGGACGGTAAGAAAGTAGAGCAGGTAAACGCTAAAGCTAAGAACGGGAAAGCCAACCCTCCAGTTGCGTATAGAGAGAGTAAGATGCTGGCCGCTCGTAGGATATATGGCGGCTCCCGTACAAGCGGATTATACACGGGGCAGAATGGCAGAACTTAATGTACCCATATATGATTTTCGGCATGGTGTTTTAACGCCTAAGCTAAAAGACCGCCCCAACATGGACCTCTATAAAAGCGGGGTGTTGGTTGGGGAGAACTTTCTTACTTATCTTCATGGACCTACTTATTTCCGTCCCGGGTTTGAATACTCCCGGACTACCAGACGTAACAACGTACCACACTTTATCCCCTTTACTTTTGCCGACGACCAAGCGTATGTCCTCTCTTTTACTGAAGGGTATATGCGTATCTTTACCAATGGTGGTGTGGTTACTGAAGATGAGTTAAGTATAAGTGGTATCACCCAGGCGAATCCTGGGGTACTTACCGTTGTAGGTAATGATTATGTTGATGGTGATGAGGTTTTTATTTCCGGGTGTACAGGGATGACTGACCTTAACGGGCAGTTCTTTCTTGTAACAAATTCTCCAGACCCGGGACTTTCAGAACGTAATTGGACTTATTCTAACGGGGCTAACTATACTTACGGTGCTTTAGTCGAGATCACAGGAGGGCATGCAGCACTGGTGGATATACCACCATACGATATAACCGACCCTACTATTGAAACAAAAAGCGGGTTTCCGTTTACGGTGGCTCTTGATGAGTTTGTGGAAACTTCCACTAAACCCGCCCTCACAGAGATACAATACATACTCTCTATAGATGACGGAGTTACTTGGCGGTGGTGGGATGGGGCTTTATGGTCCGCAACTGACGAGACGTATGCGGAGAGTAATACCGCGGCTACCATACACACAAACATAGCCACTTTAGGGGGAGCGGGTACACTACAGGTCAGAGCATTCCTGCACACAGCAAATAATGCGGTTACGCCTGAACTTGATAATATTCTAGTTTCTTTCACCGCACCGGTAATCACTACTTTTTCTCTTACTGACCAAGATGGGAATGCGATAGATACTTCAGGGTTTGACGCGTATATAGGTAGTGGTACCGCAGCAAAAGTATACGAGATAGAATCTCCATATGAGGAAGAGGATATGCCTCAACTCAAGTTTGCGCAGAAAGCGGATATAATGTATATTGACCACCCGGATTACGCGCCGAGAAAACTCACACGATTCGGAGACGGTACTTGGACTCTCCTTACTTACACGCGTACGGAAGACCCTTTCGGTCAGGCAGAGATAACTAACATATCAAATGCTAATCCGGGTCAGGTTACAACAGGCGCAGCACATGGTTTTGATACTGATGATGTTATTCTCTTAGAAGCGGTTAATGGTATGACTGAGGTCAACCATGTTCTCTATACCATAACAGTAGTAAATGCTACGAACTTTACGATAGGTGTAGATACGACAGCGTATACCGCGTATGTTGACGAAGGAGTTTGCCTATTAGAAGGAGCGGCTCCAGCTACAGGTGGTTTTTATGGCGGACGTATGTTCCACGGGGGTAGTGTCAATGACCCAGATTTCTTGTTTGGGTCGAGAAGTCCGGATACCGATGATGGGGCTACACGATACGAAGATTTTACCGCAGGGGCTAATGCAGACGATGCGGTGTTCTATCCGCTTACTTCAGCATCTACTTCTTCAGTTGATAGGATCAGATTCTTTGCAGGTACCCGACAGTTTCTAGCTACAGGCACATACGCTGGTATGCTGAAAGTGAATGGTGGTTCTGATTCAGCGCCTATATCAGGTACTGCAATAGAATCCTTTCCTATAGATAATTATGGGGTAGCTGACCAGATGCCAGTGAACTTTGGCATCTCCATTATATATGTTCAAAGAGGTGACGAGGTAGTATACAGTTTTAAGTATTCTCTACTTAATGATGGGTTTACTTCTGAAGAAGAAACTATCCAGTCGGATGAGATTACCGCTGGCGGTATTAAGCAGATGGCGTACCAACAGGGTGTTCCTAATCAGGTATGGATGACTATGTTTGATGGGCGGTTAGTGACTTTTGTGTATAACCCGGGGGAGAATGTATCAGCATGGAACGAGCACATTATTGGTGGGGATGGTAAAGTATTGACGGTTGCCGCCCAGCCACAAGACGATAATAAGGATAGAGTGTGGATAGGAGTTGAACGCGAGGTTGATGGGGTGACTAGACGGTATGTAGAATATCTCGCAAAGAATCCAGAGATACCTAACCGTACTGATTTTTATACGGGAGACGAAACCGCGGACGATACCGAGTTCCGAAACCTTATGTTCTATGCGCAGAAGAGACAGATACATATGGATAGCGCTTTGGCTCTTGATACTACAGAAGAAAGCATAGCCATATCTCCGGGTGCTATTTCCGGAGATAACGTTACTTTCGGTGCGAGCGCTTCCATATTTAGTGCTGACGATGTTCTTCGTAGGATACAGGTTAAGTATCTTGACGGGGATGAATCAGGTATAGCAGAAATTATTGAGTATGTATCCGAGACAGTAGTTCAATGCAAGATACTACAGAACTTCAATGATACATCTACTATCCCCGGGGGTAAATGGTATTTTACTCAAGACACAGTTAGCGGACTATCTCATCTTGAAGGTGAGACGGTTACAGCAGTTTCTGACGGGGGCCGGTCTACCGTTCAACAGGTAGTAACGGATGGAAGCATAACTTTGGACGCCCAGGCAACCTATGTTATGGTAGGTCTAGCTTATTATGGCAGGATACAGACAATGCCTTTAGAACTATTGATGAGTACGGGCATCACTCCGGGTAAGTATAAGAGTATCAATAAAGTGAACCTTATGTTTCGTAATACGATAGGTGTATCTTATGGTACCAACCCTTATGATATGCAAATGGTAGGGTTTAGGAAAGGTGTGGCGTATACTGATCGACCACCTATGCTATTTTGTGGTACCAAAGAGAGACCAGGATTTGATAACTATGACGAACAGAGAACTATGTGGGTAATACAAACCCTTCCCTATCCTTGCACCTTAAACTCTATGGTAATGGATATGGAATTTAGCGAGGAGAATTAGTATGTCATTATTATTGGCAGGCGGTATTATAGGAGCAGTTGGAAGTATATATTCCGGTATATCGGCAATGAACTCGGCTAACCAAACAGCAGCCGATATGAGACGGCAGGGTGATGTTCTTTTTGCTGAATCTTTGAGGACTGCAGCTATAATTGAGGAAGAAGGGGAAAAGTTTGGGGCTATGCAGTCTCTTCAGTATATAGGTAGTGGGGTCGAACTTGGTGGTTCGGCACTCATCACAATAGCGCAGACTAAGAAATATGCCGCCACAGAAGCCGCAGCGACCCGAAGTTCGGGTAAAGCAAAAAGAGATTTGTCATATTCCGGGGCGCAACGTACAGAGAATGAAGGACGGGCTAAAATGATAGGTGGAATCATAGGAGGAGCGTCTAGGATATTTAACGCATTAGGGACTACCACTTCAGCACCTACGGTAGAAGAAGTAGAGAGCTCAAATGACGTAATGGCCTTTCCCGAGGGACCAACTCCGGGAAGTGTACCTTGGTTTAGGGGGTCTCAATGGGCAAGATAAATGAGTACCAGAGAAAACAGTTAGCTTCTCAGGCAGTCGGAATAGATTCTCCCGATAAGTCTGGGGAGATAATTGGTGGTAGTATAGAAAAGTTTGGCGCGGGTATGTCTGCTCAGGCTAGGGCTACTGATAAAATGGATTCTATAACAGCTAACCCTCTTGTTATACAGTTTGGTGTGGCTCTTCAGAAAGTAGCTACATCTACCCAGGCAGAGATGGCGTCCAATCCGGAAGGATACGAACAACGTCTCATAGAGAATCAAGAGGAGCTATACAAATCTTATGCTAGTCAGATCGCGGCTCCCGGAGTACGGGGAAAGTTTATGACGAGCGCCCAGACGATGATGCGCGCTAGTGCGGCTGCGGCCCCCAAGTGGGCGCAGGCGAAAAAAGTAGATAACATGGAAATAGCCATGGAAGATACGATAAAGGGGGGTCTTGTATACACTAGCCAATCCAATAGTATAGAAGAGTTTGAGTTTAATCTGGCTACGTTAGAGGCGGAAGCGTTAGAACAAGCGCAAATCAAAGATGCAAGCGGGAAGAGGGTATTATCAGATTTTGATGCACAGCAGACTATAGAGGAAAGCGGTCCGGGTATATTAGAATCTTTTCTTGCAGTTCAGACAAGACTTCATCCCGAACGTACTAAGACGAGCATAGAGCAGGGTAAATATACTGGTGTTAAATATTTTACACCAAAGATGGGGGAGACATTTATAGGTAAGTGTAATACCCGTATCTTGGCTATTGATACCGAGAATAGGAAACAGCAGACTAAAAATTATGAGAGTGTTATTCTGGATATGGTTAGCAAGCCTTTCGATATGGGTCGAGTGAATGCCTTGTGGATGAATAGAGACACAGATGTGGCCAACAGTATTTCCGACGTGCAGAGAAAAAACATATTGAATGCGTTCATAGAGCGGACTGCGAGTGCTGTTAAAGATGTTAGGAAGGATAAGACGAAAAAGGCGGCGGTAAACTATCTTAACGCCATAAATAATGTTATTACAGATGAAATAGATAATGCTATTGCTCTTGATTCTATCGTACGAGTATGGGCAGATAATTATAGGTCAGACGAGGAGATCGCT